ATAAATACCTCCTAGTTTTTTTATTTGCCGGGATTTTAGGCTCCCGGCTGGCCTTTTCATTTTTTCACCTCCTTTCTATTTGATTTTAGAAGCCTTCCCTTTATACCTACCTTCAATGAAGATAGGCATAAAAGAAAGGCTCAGCAAAAGCTGAGCCTAACACTAATTAAGCCACTTCTTAATGTCAGCGAGAATTTTTTCAATTAATTCTCGCTGAACTTTTGTTAAGCTTTGATCTTTCAGTCTTGCCTTCAAATATTCAATACTCATTACTTCACCTCCTTAACTTTTCGTTTCAAAAGCTCCACCAAAGAGGTGGGGCTTCGAACGTTTTTTTTCATTTCAAACAATCACAATAGTTGGTCTCAAAAAATTTCCCATTTTTTCACCTTATATAGGTCATTCCATTAATTACCAATGCTAGACAAAAATAAAAAGGGGGTGGGGCTCAAATAATGAGTCTGACGTTTTCTCTTATAGGCAATTCTTTAAAAAATTTTTTTATTTTTTTATGTTTTTAGTAGTCGTTTTTTTTCGGGTAAAGAACTAAAAAGTTTTATAGCGATTAAAATAATGGGCAGGCTTTAAAAAAGAATAGTGATAGATTTATAAAGCAATAAACCTGGCTTACGCCAGGTTTATAGTTTTATTATCCTATCAAAAACAAAAACTATCTGATTTTACGAACTGATTAGTTGTGGCAGGAAAAATATTTTTGTTTTTTAGTTGAAAAAACATACGTGCTTAAAAGCTTCTCTTTTTTTCTATTAAAATATTTTAGTGCTTTTCTACTTTTCTATAAAAATACTAATGTTTTTATATATTTAAGTTTTTTAGTTTTTAAGATAGTTATTGACTGTAGTCCTGCTTTAGAGTTACTTGAATTTAACGCTTTAATGGCCAGTGATTACGTTATAATACCTGTTTTTTCTGACGAATTTTCTTTTGATGGAATAATGCCTGTACTAAATGCAATACATGATGTACAGGAAGTAAATACAACTTTAGAAATATTGGGCATACTATTTACAAGGATAGATGTAAGGTCTAAAGCAATAGAAATATACAGAGAAGCATATAAGGCCATTGATCCTAGTAAGGTATTTAATACCTTTATAGACCAGAATGCTGAAGTTGTGAAGGCTTTAGAACAGCATCAGCCTGTTTATGCTTTTAATCCTGATGCTAAAGCTGCACAAAAATACATTGAATTCACACATGAGGTTATGTTAAAAATTTTTCCAGACTATAATCCTAGTTTTGATCTTGAAGAACAAGGGGTGATTTAATTATGCCTAGCATTGAAGATATCAAAAAGAATAAAGAATTATTGAAGAATATAGAGAAGAAAAAATATGACTTTGACATCCTTCCTAAAGAAGATTTTGCTATTGAATCTACTACTCCCGTAGTTGAAGTTAAACCAGTTACTAAAACTACTTCCAAAAGCACAAAAAAGATTAGAGTTAATAGAAATACACATGATGACTATATTCGTAGAAGCTATACCTTAAGCGAGGAACATGTTCGTAAATTGCAGCTAATGAAGACATTTTGTGATGATACAAACATTACCTACAATGAATTGATTGAAAAGTCCATTGATCTTTTGTGGAAGCACGAATACCAGGATAAATATATTCAGCTTCTTAAAACTATAGGCTAACATTTCTTTGCCTTATAAAAACGAAAGGCATCAATTTGTAGAGTTTTCTACATGTTGATGCCTTTTTTTATATCCGCAATATTTGTTTTTTACATGCTCTACCCTTTTTTCTATTGTCTTTGCTTTTATATCCAGCCAATGTATTCTTCTATTGCATTGTATACATGTTATCTCTGGTGAATAACCCCTATTCTATAGTATTTTTTCTTTATCCTATTACAAACAACCCTAAAGCTTTTCTCACTTGCTGAATAACCAAGGAACCCCGTTTCTTCGATTACCTTTTCCATATACCTTTTACTACGAATGTCAGCATCCTGTATTAGCTCTTTTGCTTTAACTATACCCATGACCTATTTTCTTAAGTAGTCATCTTGTCCGTATTTGCTTGAATACTTTACCATAACCAGGTTTAAGCCTTCTTCTATTAAATCGTTCAGGTTTTTCTGTAGCTTAAACGCCATTATTCTTGCTCTTTGATGTATTTCTGGATCTATCGTTGTGTTAAACTTTATCCTACCAGCACTATTTACGTTATTCCTGGACACCTGTATCACTCCCTAACTGCTGTATTTTTATTCATGTTATGTATATTATATCACGAGAACAGGTGTACTTCAAGCAATGTTGTAACCCTGAAACGATGAAACCAAGCGACGAAGTTTTCTTGGTGTCTTTGTTTCTTTGCGTTTTTGCATTGTTATAGCTTTTTTTAGTGAATACTACAATTTTACAAGTGTCAATATGCATATTGCTGATAGGATAAAGAACACAGATAACCTCACCGGTGGTGAATAGGAAAATGGGCATAGTTATCCCCCCCTACGCTGTTTTGAGCAGTAAAAGCCCTATAAAAACGTAAAAAATTAAAAAATTTCTTACGTTAGTGACCTTTACTGACCAAAACAACATAGGGAGGGATATCTATAGACAACTTCACCGTATGGAGCCATGAGGTTCCTGGTCTATAGGTGGCTTTTTGTCGCCACGAGAGCCTTGACCTTACATAAAGGTACGTGCCCAGGTCCAGCTTTGCCATCGTGGGTCAGAACACAAAAGTGTCCTCACCTCTTGCTCTCATATCCCCTGCTTACTCCTCTATATGCTTTCATAAGCCACGACACCACCTACTACTCACATATAGCTTTCAGCACTGGCACGGGTTGCTCTTTCATCCGAGACGTCTGGCGGCTCACCAGCGGTGGCCTGCTGTAGTACCTTGTGGATCATACCCAGCATGGCATGTCCACTCGGTAGCCAGATTTACCCCTGGCAGGGCGGTGTTATAACCTCACCTGCGGTGCCCTTTTTTTGCATGTTAGCTAAAACGTGTGGGCGTAACACGGCAGCTTTTTTTTGGGTGGAAAAAGCATCTAAAAAACCTTGATATCCCTAAAGGGGCCAGACCTTCAGGGCTAATCTGTTTGGTGTATGAATACTGTCGTGCGGTATTCACCAGATTAGTGTTTCTATATTTAATTTTTAAAATATGTAGACATCATGTATTGTAAGTCAAAAGCAAAACTTTTGTTACAACTTTGAAAAAAGAAAAATAAAAAGGAGCTTTCCAAAAGCTGGAAAGCCCCTAAATTTATTGATTTATTCTAGTGTTATAATATGGTATAGCATAATAATTTTTTAAAAAAAAGTTAAAAAAATTAATAAAAAACACAAAAAACCCTTGTATATCATTATTTATTATGCTATAATAAAAATACACACTAGAAAATTATTAAGGGTGCCGCCCTTAATATCAAAACGCACTTTGTTAAGTAGTTGGGTTTGGGATCCTGATACTTAACAAATGCTCTCTTAAAGGGACTGTTCCAGCAGTCCTTTTATTTTTTTGTCTTTGTTTCTATACAATTTTTTTAGCCTCATTAAAAGTTGATGAAAATAAGTTCTGATATTCATTAAGAACTTATTTCATTCCTCGTTCAATCAGATCATTAGAGTTGACTCCTAATACCACAGCAAGATATTTGATGTCTCTGTATAGATCTTTGTCCAATGTTGTTGTAACCTGACTTCTATCAGGCTTCGATGGCCTACCCACCTTTGCCATTTCCTGAGTCACCTCCAATTAAATTAATTATGTTTGCCATTTCATTTTTATTATATTTTACCATATATGTTTTTTCATTGCAAGTAAATAATTTTACATTTATATAATTTGTTTTTGTAATTGTATAATTGCTGAAAAAGTTTTATTTTGTATTATAATTACTATTAGAATATAGTAATACAAAAAAGTAAGGCTGAACATATTTTTTAAATTTTATGTTCAGCCTTATAAAAGTGTATGCATCTTTTTTTTAAAATATAACATTTTTTATTTCTATAAAAAGATTAAAATAATGCAAAAACACCATAAAAACACCTCTTATTTATTGACATTATATAATGAAAGGTGAACGTTTTGACTTTCTTTTTATACCCAAAATAACCATAAAGTAGGTTTCACAAATAAGTTTATAAGAAAATAAGAGGTGATCGCAGTGAGTAAAAAGAAGTGTAAAGATTGTGGTTGTGTAAACAAGCCTGGAGTAGAATACTGCTCCAAGTGTAGTAGCAATTTGTATTGCAAAAAGCGGATCATACTCTAAGTTCTTAGGGCTTAGGGTTATTATGCTGGTCATTGCATTATATGGCCAGCTAACAATGTGCCCAGATAGCTTAATTGGTAAAGCAACTGCCTTGTAAGCAGTCGACTTTCGGTTCGAGTCCGAATCTGGGCTCCAATTTTTTATAACACATATTATCAGAATTATCTGACATTTTAATTATATTTTTTAGAAAAAAGGGGGGGATTAAGTGGCAAAACCTGGACCAAAGACAAAAGAAGGAATAGCAAAAGTTACTAAAAACCTACCAGAAGGAAATGGTGGAGATGCCTGGGGCTTTACAGAAGAAGGCAAAAAAGCCATGGCAATAGCGAATCATATGAACCAGTTAAAGCATGGCTTATATGCTACTATACCTATTTACTGTAAGGCTAAGGAGTGTCCTTATGCAAGTGCTTGCTACCTCCAAAGACAAGGAATAGCTCCAAAAGGAGAGGTTTGTCCAGTAGAAGCAAGTACAATTGAAAAGCTGGTTGACATGTATGCAAAGGAAATGGGAGTAACAGAAGAAGATGCTGTAAAAATGTCTCTTATTAGAGAGCTGGTAGATACAGAAATCTCTATTTTAAGATGTGACAAAAAACTTGCTACAGATCCAGATGTTGTTAAGAATGTAGTGGTTACAGTAACTGAAGAGGGAAGTCCTATTACTATGCCTCAAATAAACAAGGCATATGAATTACAGCAAAAACTTGTTAGGCAGAGGCAACAAACATTAAGATTGCTAAATAGTACGCCAAAAGACAAAGCAGAAGAAGGTAGCATTGAAAAGATTGACCCAAGCTCTATGATAGCCCAGATGAAACAGAGGTTAGAAGAAATAAAAGGAGCAGACGGTTCTGTAAGGATCACTCCCGAAAAGGAAGACGAGGAGGGTTAAAATGGGGTACATTAGAACATCAGTAAGTCAAGTTGGCGAAGCATTGACAAGAGCTGCACGTGCAGTAGCTGATGATGGTTTTAAAGCTGGTGGTCGTTCTTTGTTTAACACTCTTATAGATAAAGAAGTAGGTGTCAGTATAAACAGGTTAGTAAAAGACAATTACATTACTAAAGGTATGGGTAAACAATTAAGAGATGCTGGACTTACCCAGCTTAATAGAGCAAATTATAGAAAAGCCATTCTAGGTACAACTGGTGTGAGTGGTTATAAAAAGATGAAAATTCTTAGTAATTTAGCTCAGAATGACCCTATGGCAACTACAGGATTGGCTAAGGTTGGGATTGGTTATTTAGCTACTCATGCTGCCTTTGATATATCTAGAAGGGTTGTAGGATCAGGAACTCTTCTTAGGGATAACAAAGGTAGATTTGACATAGCAGGAATACCGTTTGTTTAAGGGGGGCATTTAAATGAGCAGATTTGCAAATATTGGAGTTAGAAACTTAAATAATGTTTTTACAGGCATAAACTTAACTGGTGCTGGAAGGGCTCTTGCTTACACTGCCGCTATTGGTGCTGTGGGATTTAAAGCTTTAAGAAATCAGACTATTCCGAATAATATATTTGGCCACAATATAGTTGCTCAAGCTCATGCAACCCCTGGCATACATCAACCATTATCGATGATGTATGACGGTAGAAGTAATCCTACCATGGGGGCTGATGGTGCACTTACACTGGCTTTGTCGAAGTTGAGATGATTATATGGCTCAGTATTCAAATACAAAAGGCAAGTTTGTTAAGAAAAGTGGAGAGGTTTTTGATAAAGCATTTGGCAAAGCTGGTAATTTTGCAGAACGACACAAAATTCAATTAGCTGAAAGAGGTTTTTGGGGTACTGTAGGGCTTGGTCTTGAAGTGGCATCTATTATTGGTGGAACTAGCAGAAGAATTAAAGAAGGAGAAAGATTCGGTACAGCATTAGCTAAAGAACTTCTTATAAACATACCTTGGGGTATTGCTCCTGGTGCCATGTTTGCTTATACACTTGGTTCAGCTGCTGTTGAAGTTGCTCCAGTAGTTAAACAGGGAGCAGAACAGTCCGCTTATTATAATAACAATTTCAATTTTTTAGGAGGCGGATATATAGATACTCAAATTAATTATATCAACAGAGCAAGAGCAGTTGATATGATTAAAAGAAATAGAGCAGGAATAAGAAATGCTTTAGGGTCAGAAGCCAGAAGATTTCATCAGACATATTAATAGGAGTATTTTAAAATGGAAAAACATATGCAGTCTTTATTTGAACAAATAGAAAAGGACCCTCAATTAAGTCAGGCGTTATTCGATCCTGTAATGTTTTCAGTGGTTCTTCTTGATACAACACCTAGATGGTATCAAGCTAAACTACTAAGAGATCCACACAAACTAAAAGTTGCCAGAATGGGTAGGCGAACTGGCAAAACCTTTACCATGATCTTGCATATGATTTTTTATGCATTTACTCACCCTAACAGCAAACAATTGGTAGTAGGTCCGTTGAGAATTCAGGTTGATACCATATTTGACGAGCTACGTAAATTTATTAAAGGGAATCCTCTTTTGCAATTAAGTGTAGTTCGTGACGTAAAAACTCCACAACGTATTGAGTTTGGTAATGGTGCAATTATTCTTGGACTATCCGCTGGAACGTCCAGTGGATCGGGTGCCAAAAACGTTAGGGGTCAGGGTGCTGATTGGATATATCTTGATGAAACTGACTATCTTAGTGATGCCGACCTTAACTCTATAATGGGTATGCAGCTGGAAGATGTGGGAAACATTGGTGTCTGGTGTTCTTCAACTCCTACTGGAGCCAGGAAGCTATTCTGGCAATGGTGTACTAATGCAAGCAAATCCTGGAGAATTACCGATAGGGAAGCATATTTTAAGGCAAAAAAACCAGAAGATGCTGAAGAAATTATTATAAGAGAAAACGGAAACGGTTGGCACGAATATCATTATCCTTCATGGGTGTCTCCAAGATGGTCTTCTGAAATGGAAGCAGAGATGAGAGCCATGTTCTCTGCTCAGGGTTATATTCATGAGGTTGAGGCCCAGTTTGGAGACGAAACGACAGGGGTTTTCAATAAAAAGAAGATAGACGAATCCAAGTTTGATTATACATACGCTCAAATGAGAAAGCGTGGAAGAATAGCTGATCATATAACAGTAATTGGTGTTGACTGGGATAAATATGGAGATGCAACACAGATTGTAGTAACTGAATATGATACAAGTGTTAATCGTGTAAGGGTCCTAGAAAGAGTAGAGATTCCTTCAACTGAATTTACTTTTGACAATGCAGTTAAAAAGATTATTAGTCTTAATAAATTCTGGAAACCTAATAAGATTTATGTAGACAGGGGATATGGCGAATACCAGGTAGAGGTGTTAAAGAAGAAAATTGACAAAGAGGTGGTAAAGGGTATTGCTTTCCAAAGTAAGATTGAGGTTAGAGATCCAACCGATCATACTATAGATAAAAAAGAAGTAAAAACATTTATGGTAAACCAAACCTCAATCATGCTGGAAAGAGATCAGTTAATGCTATCTAAGCATGATGAAATGATATATACACAAATGGAAAGGTATCAAGTAGTAAAGAGATCCTTAACAGGAAAACCAATCTTTACAAGCGAAAGTGAACATGCTTTAGATGCATTTATGCTAACTATACTTTGCTATAACCATGAATATCCTGAAATTGCCAAGTTGCTTGAAAAACAAAGAGTAGCCAGAACTATGGCATATGTGAAAACATTTTTCCGATCAAAAGGAGAAGACAAAATCTTTACTAAGGAATTTGGCAAGGAAAAAGACAAAGAGGATTTAAGAGAGCCTGATTATGTAAAGCACATGAAATCTATACAATGGGTTAGCAGTAGTAGTAACAAGCACGGAAATCATTATGCAACCTGGGGTTCTCGTGGCCGCCAAATACGTACCCCAGGAAGACGCTCTTTTTAGAGCAATTAAAATCCACTATACCACCTCATCTATAGCAACGAAGGTTCTCTCCCCCCTGTCCCTTCGTTGCTAAATTACATAACAAAGGTGGTTGTCAATGAAGCATCAAGGCATAGATTATAAGCCAGATATTACATACAAGTTAAAAGATTCTCCAGCAAATGAATATATAGAAGAAGTATTAGAACTAGACAGATATACAAGTCCTGAAGATGTTGCTGAAATAGTAGACCAAAATATAGCAAATATTGATTATTTGCTTGATTTTATAGAAAGTGAACTTCAGGGGAGTACATATAATAACGTTTCTTTTTCTGAATATCAACAAATCGCTATTAAAAAGTATTATTGCCAGCTACCAATTACTAGTAATGAAGAGCAAATTGTTTACAGCTTTGAGAGTGGAGCTGGAGGATTAGATGGAGATATAAGGGGGGACTTTTATAAAAGATTACTTACTATGAAGTTTGATCAAGAAAACGATAAAAGTCAACTAAGAAATTTATTAGAAATAGATACTGTAAGTATTGAAAGTTACCTTAATAAGCTCTCCTTCCATTACCAGACTGATGATCATTTGGAAAAAATTTATGACACAAAAACAAAAAACAACCTTTATAACAAGCTATATTCTTTAAACAACAAGATTAGGTATTACGAAGACAAAAAGAAAAACCTTGAATCAAGCTATCATAATGCTTTAAGCAATGGTCATAAAGAAAAAGCAAAACTTTTAAAAAGACAGATTGAGAAGATAGATACTAAATTAGCTGATATTAGAAGCAATGTAAGCTTTGCCGCCTCTCAATCTTATATTTTTCACAAAAAAGCAGAAAAAACAAGTAGTTATCTTAAAAAAGCAGGTTATTTAATCCTGGCAACACCTTTTGACCATCTCGGTGGTAAAGTGTGCTGCATGTTAAAACTATTAATTAAGGCTGTATATGGCGGAGAAAAAAACAGTTTAGAGGAGTTTTACAAAGATTTAGAGATAAATAAAAGCCTGGTAATTGGAGGAGAGTCTTATTCTCTTGAAGAATTAATAAGAGCTATAGATGCAATCAGGGGGATTTTAGCAATCGCCTATGGCAAGGACATGAGAATGGCAAATGAATTAGCCAATGAGTTAACAAGAATGATTTTATCTCCATTTAAAAATTTGCTTAATAATGTAGTTATGCAGTTTAGAGATTTTGAAAATAAAGCCATGAGCAGAGTTGTTGGCTTATTTGATTTTATTGCAGAAACAAATCCAGAAAACCCTAATGGCTTATTGGATTGTATGTACTTTGAGGGTGTTGCAGATATTATATTTGATGTTATTGAAGAAATTTTCGAAGACATAGAAAGCAAAATAGTGGACTTATATAAATTTACACACCAGCAAACAAATAACATGATGAAAGATTTAGTGGTGGTAGGAAAAAAAGAAAAAATAAGACAGCTGTATAGATTGTTAACTAGGTTTTCTAAGGTCTTATTAACAATAGATAGGTTTACTTTTGAAAAAGGTATAGAAGAGTGGATTGAATCATTTCTCATTAAATCTGGATTTGGAACACAGTATAATGCAGCTTTGGGTATATTTGAACCAATTTCCCTGGATGGGTGTATTGACAGAGGAAGATACCAGGGTAGTTATAGAACTGGTTATCCAACAACTTCAGAAGATATTGAGGATTTATGCTTTAATAAAGCTCCAAACTACAGCAATTTTATAAGCAACCAATATCCTAAGACTTATGTTTGTGAGATATGACAGGGGAGGGAAGTATGGACAGCTTAAACTGGAAGTACATAAGAAGTAGCAAAGATACTTTGCTTAAACATCTAAAAAGGTATGGTGGGCAAAGACCTCTAGCCAGAAAACTAGGGGTTGATCATAAGTCGATTAAGTACTGGATGAATAAGTATGATATAGAAGTAGGAGATTATGATAACGGACCAAGTGAAATTTATGAAGGAAGAAAAGAAATGGGTCCAAAGGTAGAAGAATATGAAGAGTATTATCTAATAAGAACTCCTGATGGAAGGTATATTAAATTTACAAAAGAAGAAGAAAAGCTTTTTAGAGAAATGTACTGTGCTACAAACCCAGAAGACCGTCTCTCATTACAGGCATGTTCAGACGAACTGGAAATAGATAGAGATGATCTTTATTATATTAAAACTGCACTTAGAATAACTCATGATGATTTAGAGTTCACAGAAGACCAGCTAAACGAATTAGATGATGAGTCACTTGTTGAGATTAGCAAGATTAGAAGAAAAAGAAACTTGAAGAGAAAAATAAGAGAAGAAACATATAGGGCTGCTCTTCGTGAAAACAAAAAGTTTAAAGAAAAAGAATACTTAACGAATAAAATTACAGAAAGAATCCTGAGAAAAATAGAGCCTTTTGAGTGGTCTACCCCAAAATACTTTGATGTTTCAGCTAATCAAGATAGATTAACTCTTGTTGTTAATATAACTGATTGGCATTATGGAAAGCTTGTATTAGGAGAAAACCTCTTAGGAAATATAGAGGGATTTAATAAAGACATATTCGAAAAAAGAATAGATAAATACTTACAAGATATTATTGATTGCATTGATAAATATCAGGTTGAAGAGGTAGTAGTTCTAAACTACGGAGATGGTTTAGATGATCCTAATGCACATGTATATCCAGGTCAGGGAGATCACCAGGATGTAAAATACGAAGATCAGTTTATGGGTTATGTTGATGCCCTACAGTACTTTTTAAAAACTATATACAATTACATGCCATATATAAGATATTCCTCTGTAAGAGGTAATCACTCAAAAGATGGTGTTAATTGGGATGTAGTAGCTAATTACACTCTTAAAAAACTCATGGAAGATTATGACTCCATAGAAATGGATGTTAGCAACAAAGCAAATAAGATAGTAAAAATATATGATTCAACCATATTGCAAACCCATGGAAACAATATAAGAAATGGAAAATATACTGGCCAGCTGGATGTGTTAAATATGATGAGGCTAGCAGGGGTTTCTCCCGAAAAGGTTTATATTGTCCAGGGGCATTTGCATCATCAAGAAAAATTGGAGGGGGTAGGACATAATTGGTATAAGTTGCCTTCTATAGTTGGGGGAGATGTTTTATCCAACGAAATTATGTATACCAATGCAAGGCCTGCTCAGCAAATGTTCTTAATTTCAGATGGTGACGGCATCATCAAAGAACATTTCACATACTTTGACTAAAGAGGGATATTTATGGCTAAAAAAAGATCCATTTTTGATAGATTTAAAAATTGGATAGGAAGAAGATTAACAATTTATGGGGAGTCAAAAGCAGGCGATAATCCGTTGGCCAGAACCATTAAAAAAATAGGATATGCTTTTTTAGAAGGAAGCAGGACTGATTTTCAGGAATCTCCATTTGATTTTGAAGAAATTGATGCAGCATATAATACAGACAGCTATGTTCGCCAGGCTCTGGATAAATATATAGAATTAATGTTTAAGGCAGGCTGGAAAATAAAATATAAAGACGACAAGGTTAAAGATTATATGACGAAAAGATTAATGTTGCTGTCTGATGCAATGGGAGAACCTATTGATCAGTTTTGGAAGGACATATCTGAAGACCTTGTAAAATATTCTAATGTGTTTTTAGTTAAAGCCAGACAGGATCCTATTTCAGTAAAGGGGATAGCATATAAGGGGCTAGGTGGCCAAAAACCAGTTGCAGGTTATTTCAGGCTTCATCCTTCAACAGTTACAATACAGGTTGATGAACATGGCACAGTAAGAAAATACAAGCAAGAAGTGGATGGGAATGAAAAAAACTTTAGGACAGAGGATATAGTTCACATATATTACAAAAAACCTGCTGGGCGTTTCTTTGGAGTTCCCTTGGCTACTCCCGTTCTAGATGACGTCAGGCTTTTAAGAGAGATAGAGGATAATGTGGCCAGGTTAATATACCGTCATTTAAACCCATTGTATTTATACAAAGTTGGTTTAGATAAGCCTGGTTATGAAGCTACTGATGAAGAGATTGAAGAAATGAAAATTCAAATAGAGTCAATGCCTACAGAGGGTGCACTGGTAGTTTCAGAAAGACATGATGTAAAAGTATTAGGAGCAGAAAGACAAGCTCTTGACGTAGAAAAGTATTTAAAATACTTTGAAAGACGAGTATTTACAGGTTTTGGAACTCCTGAAACTGTAATGGGTAGAGGAGATACCAGTAACAGATCTACAGCTGAAACTCAGTCTGTAGAAATGCGTGATTCTGTTGAGGCTTATCAAACAGTAGTACAGGACTTTATAAATCATTTTATTTTAAGAGAATTATTGCTGGAAGGTGGGTATGATCCATTTTTAAATCCAGATCATACAGCACAGTTTGAGTTTAATGAAATTGATATAGATATGCAAATTAAACTGGAAAACCACATTATCTACAAATATGAACATAATGCTATTTCACATAGCGAAATGAGACAAGCACTTGGATTAGAGCCTGTTACAGACTTTAGTCTGTTTAATGGAAACTTGTTTAAAAAAGACACTAGCGAAACAGATAATAAAGTCAATCCTGAAAACCAGCATTCAGAATTTATCAATAGTGAATTAAAAGGTAGCATTTTGGGTAGCAAGATATTANCTACTTATATGCAGACAAGAAGAGAAATAGTAGATAATATNGATTTTTATTTTGAAGATATAAAAAGCAAAGACTTAGTGGTTAGAGAAATGTTATATAGCTTGGAAAATGCAAAGAGAAGCATCAAATATTTTACTGTTAGCTATGCTTCTCAAGCCTATAAAAAAGGCTATATGGCTGGCGATAAAGAGTTAATGCTGGAAAGTGAGATACCTAATCCTAGTAAATATTTAGGAGATAAAGTAGAGGAATATTTATCAGAATTTTTTTACATCTTGAAAAAACAATTACTTCAGTCTTTAAACAAAAAAGAAGATCTACATGATGTTATTGCCAAACAGTCTTCGATATTTGACGTGTTGGAGTATAAATTACTATACTTGTCAAATGGATTTTTAATGAGAGCTTATAATTGTGGTTTTGCAGATGTAGGTAAAAGACATGGTGTAAAGTCAATATTTTACCAAAGCAACGGAGTAGTAGAAGAAATTACTCTTACTGATAGGATATTTGAAAAACTACCTACTCAACCATTTATTGATAATTACTATTTATCATATAGCAATAGATCAAATACAGAAAGGGGGGTAGCTGGTTGAGGAAAAAGTTTGTAGAATCATTTGACGTAACAAATTTCCAAGTAGAAAACAGCAATAGTGTAACAGAAAACAATAGTGAAGATGGCGTTATCGTGTGGATTGATGCAATTCATGCTATGACTACAAGAAACTATACTACTTATACTGCACAAGAGCTAAAAGGAGACAGCACTAAAAAAACAGGACAATACTCCTGGACATATCCTTATGAAGCTCCTGTCCTTACACATCACAATCAAAGAACAGGAGAACCTATAGGTAGGGTTATAACTGCTACTTTTTCAAGCTCCTCGCAAGCTGGTCCTCCTGTAATCAGACTAAAATGCCGAATTACTGATCCAGAAGCTGTCCAAAAAGTTAAGGATGGCAGATATAAGACAGTTAGTATTGGAGCTTATGCAGAGCATGCTTATTGTTCAATCTGTGGCACAGACTGGATAGAAGAAGGCAACTGTATGCATTGGCCAGGCAGGGAATACGGTAAAGAAGAAAAAGAAGTTGCCCATCTAATACTGGGAGATATTTATTTTGTAGAAATTTCTTTTGTAAACGTTCCTTCCGATAAGTTTGCTCAAGTTACCAGCATTGTAGGAGATGCAGAAGAGCCTGAAAAAAGCAAGGGAGAACCAGTTAAAGAAAAAAAAGAGAATATACAAGGAGGTTTACCAATGACACTGGAAAAACAGTTAGAAAACTTGCAAGAAAAGCTTGGATTAAAAGAAGAAAAGCTTGAAGTCTATGAAACAAAAATTTCAAATCTTGAGACTAAGGTTAGCACCTTAGAGGAGCAAAATGGACTGCTTTCCGAAGAAAAAGAGATTCTTGAAGGCAAATTAGAAAACCTTAATCAAGAGATTGAAAAACTAGTTCAAGAAAATGCTGAGCTAAAGAAAAACCAAAAGAAAGCATTGGCAGAAAAAGTAGTTGACTTAAAAATTCAGCTAGGAAAACTAAAAGAAGAGGATAGAGAGGAAAAAGTATTAGAGCACATTAAAAGAACAGAAGAGTCACTAAATGACAGCTTAACAGATCTCCAGGAGGAGAAAAAGTTATTAAGCAAAGAAGAGGAAGGCGAAGAAATTCTTGAAGCAGGTCAAGTTACTAATCCTGGGCTACATAGTTCCAATGAGGAAAATGTAGTTACTGAAAGTGATGATAGTCTGAGTAATGAAGATTATACAGACGTTGATCTAAAAATCAATGCCATGTTATAAACAATAAAAATATCAAGGGAGGAAAACTAGATGGCTTTATTTCCACAAGATAATAAAACAAAAATCATAAAAAGTACAAAAGAAAGATATACTCGTACACAAACTAAGTTGGTAAAGGATCAGGGAGACTCTCCATCTACTCGGTTAATGGTGGATCCTAAGTTGCCCAGATTGTTTCAATATCATTTTGGTGGCCAAATTGATAACTGGGTTGTAATTCCAAAGGGTCGTATTGTTGCTGTAGTTCCCGACAGAGAAAGAAAGAGTTTTGATGACAATATGTATTACAATATGCTAACTATTGCTAATGGTGGCGTAGACGTAGTAGAAAGAGATGATTCGCCAGAAGCAAAAGAAGGAGATACATATGTCAGAACTGCAAACAAGCCTGTTGGTGTATCTTCACTGAACATTTATCAGGATATAGATGATACTTTCAAAGGAAATATTCCTGCATTTATTACTAGAAATACAATTAATGTTCCTTATTTCTTACGCAGAGAAGATGCAGAAAAGACAGAATGGGGTTCTGCGTATGGCGACTTAAAACCTGGAGACAAGGTTAAATCAGACGAAAACGGTCGCTTTGTCAGATGGGAAGAGTTTAAAGAAAAAATGGAAGTGTTCAGTGGAGACGGAGAAAATAAAGTATTCCACGTAAGAACTGCTATCCATCCAGACGTAGAAATAGAAGATTTAGTTGTTAAAGTAGACGGTGTAAGAGTAGAAGTTGCTTCTATTAAGCACGTATTAGGAGAAGTAGAGTTAACTTCTGCTCCAGCTGCTGGAACAGATAATATTGAAATTGTCTATAAGTCAGTTATGGGTGACGATATAGATCAGAAAGTAGGAACAGTTATTGCTATAGATCGCAACCTTATTCCTGCTGGATGGTTGAAATATGTCATGCCTGAAGGTTATGACCAGCCAGAAAGCCCAGATTTAGGTTACTTAGCCAGCCACTTAACTGATGAAGGTTATCCATATGATGCATCTTATAGGGATGGTTATGATGCAGAAAAGTATAGAGCTACAGGTATTCCAGGTTTAACCGATGGTATGAACTACAAAAAGGAATACAAAGGTGAGCTTTTAGGTACCATTCAGGCAGGTATCCAGGCAGGCGAAAAATATACATTCAGAGTTCTAAAAGAACACACACCTATGGTTGAAGGCTCTTATAAAGTTCATGTAGAAGGTATGGAAGAAGGCGTTGACTTTGAAGTTGACTTTGTAGATCCTGTAAGCGGACTTGTAATTGTTAAACTGCTTAAAAATACTACTGCAACTGCTCAGGTAACTATTGACTTTATGGCTGTTCATCAAATGCCAGGCATGCCAAGCAACCTGGATTTTGAAGGGGTAGAAGGCAGCGTAGATATTCTATTACAGTTGTAGTATATGTTATCAGAAAATTCTTGAAATAAACTAAGGAGGAAATTTAGATGCCAAAAACATTTAAAGAATATATTCAAACTAAATCCAAAAAAGAAAGAGCAGAAGTTGTTGAGTTTATAGAAAAGTATACGTTATTAATGAGCGAAGGCTCTACAGCCAAGTTTGGTATTGCTGAATACCCAATGACTATAAAAGAAGCCTTAACTTCTAGAGATGCTCAAATCTTGCTACCTAAAGTTATGGAAGGTGTTTTGGAGCTAGCTGCTGAGCCAATTTATCTGGCCAGCAAACTCTTTAAAACCATTAAATTAGATCAGGGTAATAGGATGATTTTCCCTGCTATCGGTGCACTAAGAGCATACGAAGTTGGAGAAACTCAAGAGTATCCAACAGACACACTGGATATTATGCTCAAAGAAAAAGCTACCGAGGTAGACGTCACCAAAAAAGGTGTCTTGGTACCAATTTCTGAAGAGTTAATCAACGATAGCCAGTGGGATGTTATCGGCATGCACATCCAGGCAGCAGGTCGTGCACTGGCCAGACTTAAAGAAGAACTGTTGTTTAAAGCTATGTCAAAGCATGGACACGTTGTATTTGATAATAAGTTAAGAAAGAAATATCCAGAGGCAGGAACCACTGGTCGTAACGAGCACGGAGAATTCAATGATACATTGGCTATTGAGGACTTATTTGACATTATAGTAGCCCTTATGGCTAACGAATATGTTCCAACAGATATTTTAATTCATCCTCTAACATGGTCTATATTTGTGAAAAACGGTTTAATTTCTATTTTTGATAAACCAGCCCTGGGTTCTGAAGGAAGTATTAAGATTGACAAAAACGCAGCTAATGGTCGTATTCCATTTGCATTGAATCTGTTAGTCAGTCCATTTATTCCATTTAGTCAGGTAGACAGAACCTTTGATATGTATGTTATTGATAGAAATAACGTTGGTGTAATTGTGCAGAGAGAGAAAATGACAACTGATGACTTTATTGATCCATACAGAGATATCCGCAACTTGAAGTTTAAAGAACGTTACGGAATCGGAATCCTGGATCAGGGCAAGGCAGTCGCTACAGCTAGAAACATTGCACTTGACATAACATACGAAAAGCCAATGCTTGTTCGTACAATTGATGAATCTAAATTGGTTTCTGGTAACTAAGGTAAATTAATTAAGAGGTAGGGCTTAAGCTCTACCTCTTGCATAAATTTTATAAAATGAAAGGTGGTATTAGAATGTATGCTGTTTATATAAATAGGGGGTACGCATACTTTGATGAAAAAACAAGAACTCATTTAACCAGATCAAATCCAAAAAGAGTCTTTACTGATGAAGAGTTGAAAACCTTAGATATGTCTGGAATAGAAAGAGGAATTAGATTAGGAACATTAAGAAGAGAAGAGGTTAAAGATCCAGAAGAAGTACAACCTGATAAAGAAGTAGTTAAAGAGACTGAAACTGAAGTAGAAATCAAGATTGAAGAGTCTTCAGATAAAACTTCTAAAACTGTTGAAAAAGAAAGTAAAGAAAAGCCTATTGAGGAAGAAGCCGAAGATGAGGGAGAACAAGAGGTAGAGAAAAAAGAAGCTGAAGAATCTGCCACAGAAGAAGAAAGTGATTTTGCAGATTTAACAAAAGAAGGAGAACCAAGATGCCAGGCTAAGAAATCTGATGGATCACAATGTACCTTTGCTGCTAAGGTTCCTGAAGATAATCCTATTTACTGTGGTAGGCATAAAGATTTGTTAGATTAATAAAAAAGTAGCAGGTGGTAAAAAATGCAGCCATATTTATATCCACAAGTTGTAGGTCATACTCCAGGAAACCTAGATATACGTGTACCTTTAGATTCTCAAATAAAAATAGAGTTTTCTNGAGATATTAATCCTAATTCGATTCATACAGATACATTTATGGTTGTTCAGGGAGGAATGCTTGTTCTCGGAAAGTATGAATATCATGCAAAAACCAGAGAGGCAGTTTTTATACCAAACAACAATTTAAAACCTGGTGTAAAATACCAGGTTATAGTAGTAGGAGATCTTAATTCAGAGGATTCTGCTAAAACAATATTGGATGTCCTGGATAATCCTTTACAAAATAATTATACATTTTCTTTTACTACTACTGAAGAAATTGACCTGGAAGCACCAGATATTATATCCCCTGTGCATCAAAGCATTATAGATAATTTATATTTTGAGTGGACAGAAATAGATGGAGCTATTAGTTATGATATAGAAATTAGTGATAACAAATTATTTGAAACATTAGTTTACAAAAACAAAACATATGGAACATCTCTAGAAGTTAATGATCTCGAATTAGATAAAGAATACTTTGTTAGGGTTATGGCAATCTCTGAAGATAAACATAGCGATTGGTCGAAACAACATGCGTTTTACTATGAAAAAATAAATCAAGATTATTTAGGCAATAATCCGATAGAAGAAACAGAAAATATAGAGGTTAAATTAATTTATCCTGAAGAAGAAATAAATGTAGATGTGAATTTGAAAGAAATTATTTTTGAAATAAATCAAAAGCTTGAAGAAGGGGATATTGAGGTTATACTACAGGGGGTAAGCATAAATCAAATACCATACATACAAAGTCATGGTGTTAGAAACGGTGTAATAGAAATAATTGAACAAGGACCTAATTATACCAGAATAAGGTATGTGATATAAGTTGAGAAAGATTCAGACAAAGACAATAAATCTACCCAGCGATGGAAAATACCGAATAAAAACAGTAGATAAAACAAAAGAAACTATACACTTCAATCTTTTTACTGAAGTTTTTGATTCTGAAGCTAATGATGTTTCTAAGAACTATAGGTATAGATTAAAAAAGGTTTGTAAAGATAATAAGGAATCTTATTATGTACAAACAAAAAGCAATCCTTTAATAAATCTAAAAAGAGGTTTAAATAAACTAAGGTTAAGAGCTGTCTCTAAACAGGGTCTTCCTTCTGATTACTATCCTTTTATAGTTTATTCAGACAAAAAAGGAACGGAAGTAATAGGAGATATAGATGGTTTTCTTTTTGGTATTTTAGACGTGTATTTTAACGATTATCTCTCTGAAATATTTATAACAGACAAACTCTTTGACAACTTTGATTTTATTTCACTAGGAGATGAAGTTGAAAGGGTGTTTTATGAAAGATTTGAAGATTTTGTAGGGTTATCGGTAGAAGATCTAACGGTTGCTTTAATTAATGACTTCATCTCAAAAACAGATCTGGTAAATTTTAAGCCGTATGAAGTTTTAGGTTTTTGGAAGGATTATTTGATTAATGACAGTAGTATTGGAATGTTTATTGAAGATTTGGTTAATATTTTTATGGATCACTTTATTTATGAAACCATCAATGATTTTATGAGTGAACAAATCAATGCTGTTACTTATGGAGAAGAAAATATACAGGCAGCATTAACAGAACAGTACTTTAAAACTTTTAAAGAGCATATTTCCAAAGCCTATGCTGATTTTAAAATGAGTGATGTCGCCTTATTTGGAGCGATAGACTACATCAAGCACGTTATGCATCTAGCAGAATTTGAGGAAATACATTGTTTAAACACACAAGAAAACTTAAAAAGTAATATAGATCCAAAATCCAACCATAAAGACACAGCAAATATCAATTTTAAAGAAGTAGTTAATAGTTATAATGAGCTTGTTAAGCTTCTTGTTGAAATTAAAAAAACAGATATACATGAAAACTATGCGTTTATCTTACAAACAATGGTTGAAGATTTAATGCTTTTAGGTTTATCAGATCTTATTCCAGGAATAGAAATAGAATCCAGGTTGTTTCAGAAAGAATTAATACAGCCAACTGAAAGCGTTAATGTTGTATTACATCTAGAGGATGGGAGTACACAGGTATATTTAACAGAAAGGTTTATTAAACCTATACTTGATATTTATTTTTCAGATGTAACCTTAAAACTAAAGGATATATGTAAAGATATCACTTTATTTGATATCGTCTTGGCTATGCCATATTTGGGTTATGAAGACAATCTTGCTGTTTTAAAATCATTAAAGGACATAGTTTCTTATTTAGAAGATAAAAAGAAAAAGGTTAGTGAAACCTATTTCTTAGTGAAGTTAATAAGTGAATATATAGATATTGAGTTAAACAAACAAAAAGAATTTCTTGAGCATAAAAATACAGTCAAAGTAGAGATAGTATCTCCTACTTTTAAAGACAGATTAAGGGAAAAGTGTAGGTATGATTTTTCTGAATTTATTTCTCATCTAGCTATGCTCGAAAAAGATTATTTAGCACTACAAAAAGAATTTTTGTTTAAAGAGACAATTTTATTTGATTTGTATGATGATGACATAGAAGATGTAATGTATGACATTATGGGGGTTGCTGTTATGGGGCAAGTTCCAATGGGGCTATCTCCATAATGAGGGGGGGATATTATGAACAAAGATCTTGTCAGACTTTTAAACATGTTGAAAAACAAAAATCCAAAGCTATACAATGCTCTAGAGGAAAAAATAAGGAAAAGAAAAGGGCATTCGGGAAATGGTTTAATGGATAATGTTTCAGTAAATACTTCTGATTCGATCAAAATAGAAATTATAGATAAAGACGGAAATCTAGTTAATACATACACAAAAGA